TGTAAAGGAGTTTGTGTTTAACTTGTTAACTATATTGCAAATGATTCTCCACAACCGCAAGAAGCAATTGCGTTTGGATTAATGACTTTCAAATAAGATCCACCAAATTCATTTACGTAATCTACTGTACAACCTATGACAAACATTTCTGCAATTCTATCTATGTACAGAATATCTTCAACTAAATGACCATCAATTGGATCATCTAACATATCCCATTTGTATTGAAATCCAGAACAGCCTCCGCCATTAACTGAAAGAAATGCATATTTTTTATCTTGAGCCCATAGCATTTCTGTTAAATAGTCTTTTGCTTTTTCTGTTATCTCTATCATTAATAAGTTACTGCACAATGAAATGGAATGTTTTTTTCTCTAATTTTATCTGATCCACCTAATTTAGGTAAATCTATTATTGTAGCTACTGCAACTACCCTTCCACCTAATCTGTGTACTATATCAATAGTTGCAAGTAAAGTGCCGCCTGTAGCACATAAATCATCTATTATAATAACGTGGTCTTTAGGCGTAATACTATCTTTTTTCATGTCAACAGTAGCTAAACCGTATTCTAAATTATAAGTTTCTGATTCAAGTTCGCCAGGTAGTTTATCTTTTTTTCTTGCTAGTACTAACGGTAAAGATGTTTTACTGGCAAACACACTTGCAAAAATAAATCCCCTTGCATCAATACCAACAACTTTATCAGTAAACTTTTCACTTGTATATTTCAATAACTCTTCATATAAGAAATCATTTGCTAGTTTAAATCCATCACTATTACATAAACTAGATATGTCTTTAAAACTTACTCCTTTAACAGGAAAATTTTCATAACTTTTAATGTAATCTTTTATTTCCATTAATAACTCTGAGCTAGTCTCCAAGTTAAGTACTCTTTACTTTCAATAGGTTCATACTTATCTGGATTATCTGTTAAATTTTTTATTATAGTTCCTTCTGCAGGATCAACGAAGTGTGGCATACTATATCTTGGTAAATGTATATGTGAATTTACAACTCTGTGTTTTGTGCTTATAAAATAATCATTAGTCCATCTTTGTAATAAATCACCGATATTAACAACAACACCGTCTTTTGCATAAGGAACTGGATGCCATTCGTTATTTTTTCTATCTTGAACTTCTAATCCTGGAACATCATTTATTTGCCATAATAAAGTTATTGTTCCATAATCACTATGTTCACCTATTCTCAATTGATTTGGTTCAATATCACCTTTATATGCTGGATAATGTATGAACCTTGTAGTACTATAATTTGATAAATGTGCATCAACAAGAGTTGTACCACTTTTAAGTATATCATCAAATTTTTCTAATATATTAAGTGTAAGTCTATCTGCTATATCAACGCTTTCTAAAGCAGTCGTCTTAAAATTTTCTATTTCATTAGGCCAATTTGTTGTTCTCTTGTTATGATAATTAAAACTCTCTTTCATATCTTTAGGTGCATTTGGATCTACGTTTTCTTTTAACCACATAGTATAGCCTACGTTAGATTCAACACCTTCATATGCGTATTGCATCTTTTTTTCGAGAGGTAAATTAAAAAATTCTTTCATCATCTTTGACCAAGACTCCATTGAAGCTTGTTCATAAGATGTTAGACAATTAGTAAATACAGCGAAGCCTACAGATGTGTAGGCTTCTTCGATTTTATTTAGAACGTTTGGTCCTTTAAAGTCGATTACTGGTATCATATTTAGTTTCCTGGCACTTTAGCGTCAATACCTTCAACATAATACATCATACTATTAAGATGTGCATCATCAGCAATTTCTCCAGCTTTTAACTGAATCTTTCCTGTATTGTCTTTGATAGGACCAGTGAAAGCAAAGTACTTACCGTTTCTGATATCGTCTTTAATTTTCTGTGCCTTTGCTTTAACATCAGCTGGCATATTTGTGAAAGGTGCCATTTGTACAACGTCATCATTCATATGGCCAAAATAATCATTTGTCTTCCATGTTCCATCAATTACTGCTTGTACCTTGCTGATATAATATGGTGACCAGTTATCTATTGTAGCAGTCAACTGCGCCTTTGGAGCAAACTTAAATTGATTACTTGCTTGTCCAAAACCAAGTACACCTGCTTTTTCAGCAGCTTGTAATGGTGCTGGTGAATCAGTGTGTTGTGCAACCATATCACAACCTTCTGCAATCATAACCTCTGCAGCTTGTGCTTCTTTACCCGGATCATACCATGTGTTAACCCATACGATGTCAATATCAACATTTGGATTTACGCTCTTAGCACCTAAGTAATAGGTATTGATTTCTCTGATAACTTCTGGTATTGGGAATGCACCAACATAACAAATTTTATTTGTCTTAGTCATTAATCCGGCGATGACACCTTGTACGTGTCTTGCTTGATATAATCTTAAACCATAAGTTGCCATGTTCTTACTTCGTTTATAACCTGTAGCATGTTCAAATTTTACATTTGGAAATTCCTTTGCAACTTTTAACATCGGTTCCATGTAACCAAAGCTTGTTGCGAAGATTATATCTACACCGCTTTTTGCCATAGACCTAATTGCTCTTTCAGCATCAGGACCATATTTTACACTTTCCAAATATACTGTTTCTACTTTGTCGCCAAAGTGCTTTTCAACATCTAATCTTCCGATGTCATGTCTGTAAGTCCACCCGTGATCTCCAATTGGACCAACATAGATGAAACCCACTTTAACTTTGTCTGCCAATGCTGGCAAACTTAATAATAAAGACAGTGATGCCACTGCCAATAAACGCAGTATCGATTTCATAATTTCTCCTATTTATCTTACTCTTGATACAGAGCCGTTTTCTTTTGCTAAGAATGCTTCGAATGAAACATCCGGATAATCTTTTTTCAATGATAAAAATATCTTTAAGTTTGACATAGCATCATCAAAAAGTCTTATACGTTTATATATATTTTGATTTAAGTACTTCCTAAAGACTATTTCTTTATTTTTTGCTGCTGGACCTGCACCGAGGTTGCCAGCTCTTTCAACATAGATTTTATCTATGTCAATCCCTTGTTTTCTAAATGTATCTAGAAATAATTTTTTATTATCAAAGTTAGGTCTTGCAGTTACTATAATAACTTTTGAACCTTTTCTCGTTGCGTTTTTTAATATGACTTTAACTTTATTAATCATTCTCGCGATTGGCGTTGACGTCCTGTTAAATACTTCGGCGTTTTTGAATTCGCCAAAGTCATACTCTTCACCAGGTTTTTTCTTATAAGTGTTAAATTCTTGGTTATTAAGTTTTTTAACAACTTTACCATCTTTGACCACCTTTACTTTTGCTTTGGTTATAAACATAGTTTCGTTGATATCAAAGATTGTTAATCCTTTTCCTTCGGCTTCTAATAAAAATGTTTTAAAATTTTTCATTATAGTTATTATACCATAGATTTATGTAAAAGTAAAGGATTAATTTCGATAAATTTGTTGTATATAATCCTCGAATTGTTCTACTTTTTCCAATCGGTTTGGCCAGAGAATGTACTCTTTCTCTGGATTCTTTTTTAAATTTGTTAATAATGGAATGATTGCATTATACAGTTTATCTATTTTCTCTTGAGTATTAAGTGCAGATGCACCGAGAGTTTCTGCTTGTGAAGCTGCTTTTTGTACAGCTTCAAGCTCGTTCTCATCTACAGCAGTAAAACCAAAATCGAAATCTAGATCTGTCATTCTGCTAATGCTCTCATTCTTTTAACTAGTCTGCCAGCTCTATTAGGTACTTGTCTATACCATGCAGAATCTATCATTTCATCTGCAGCTTTATTCCAGTCTCGAGAATCTACACCGCGTTTCATTCCTTTAAATTTTTTAAGTCTTGGTCTACCCATATTAAACATCATGTTTGCAATGATTAATTGACATTCTTCTGGGAGTTCATCAAAGTCGGGGTATAATATTTCGCAGTCGGAGATGACTGTTCTAACATCTTTATCAAAAGCCTCTGCGACTCTATCTTCTGAGACAGGTGTTCCAACCTCTTCTCCATATTCTGGATCAGTGTCGATAACCAGATGGCCAATCCCAAAAGTAGGATAGCCGAGATGATCATTATATATTTCATACTTTACTCCTTCATCAACTTCAAGTTCTTTTCTTAATTGATCTATATTCATCTTGTATCCTCCTATAAATTTCTATTTATAATAAAAAAGGCGGGATCTGGACCGCCTCTTTA